GTCTCTTACTTCCTTATTAAGCTGCGCTCGCTCATTTCTCAACTGCGTTTCTTCATTTGCCAAGTCGTGTTTACGTTTTAGTGATTCTGGTGTATCAGGAGCATGTTTGAAATCAGCACTATCAAATGCGTCTTGGATATCATCTAGTCGCTTATCAATCTCCATCATACGCTTAGTGTGATCAACAGTACCATATCCAACCTCCTTCAACTCCACCTTATGCGACTGCACAAATTGCTCTAGCTCAGACTTACTAATCTTCCCCTGCGGCAATTCATGCAATACCCAATCCAATTCCTCTTGCTTAACTCCAGGCTTATTGCGTATCTCGCCAAGCCATTGCTCAGCAGTTGCTACCTTAGTACCGCTCTCTTTCACCGCCTTTTCAACAGCAGAGTAGAAACGCGGTGCGCGTTCGAGTGCAGATAGCGGTGCTAACTCACTACTCTTAGCCGCAGCAACAACTGCATTAGGCTTAGCTAGAAATCCACCACCGGCTAGTCCAGCCGTATCTTGCGCACGCTCAATTAATTGCTGCGACGTATGGCCAGTAGCCGGATCAATAACCGGCACTTCGCCAGTCGCCACATCATGCGGCAATGTAAAGCCGCTGCGGACTAATTGCTCTGGCCACGTCTGGTATCGCTCTTGACCAATTCCTAATAATCGGCTGGCCATTTCATTCGGGCCAACGCCTTTGCCACTGAAAATATCGCCAAGCTTGCCCACACTCTCCCGCATCGCAGGAGCAAATACCAATGGATTATTTTGCTCTTTTAATTGTGCATCCCAGCCAGGGCGATACGTATGAACATGCCCAGGCAATGATCTATTGTTGTTAGTATTAGAAGACAAACTAGCTACATAATCCCGCAGTTCGCGGTCATCGTCGCGCTGCTGAGTTGCAGGATTTAACCCAAACGTCCCAGGCGCAATATTAGAAAAATCAGTAGGAACTTCTACAAGCTTACCACTTTGCCAACTCGCCGGACCACTTGTATTTAATTCACTTGGTAGCAAAGGCGCAGATGTAGGCAAAGGCAAACCAGCCTCATCGTAATAATCATCATAATTGCCAAGCCGGTTAGCCATTTATCATTTTCTCAAGATATTAAAAATCTCATTGATCCTACCTTCGTGAGTAAGCAGTCTATTAGAACTATCCAGCGTTCGCGCTTCCAAGGCGTCTACTCGTCTTGCTAATGGTGTTTCCTGCCTGTCAACGCGCTCAGCAAGACTACGACTTCTCTCCTCTATCCGTTCTAGAATAGCACTGGCTATCTCAAACCGCTTTTGAACATTAGCCACGGCTGCTTCAGACGCCGTAATGCGAGCCTCTTGATGAACTGCCCAATTTACGGTCAGAATAAGTTGCCCAATGAAAGCCACTGATAATGCTATTCCAGAAGTCGTAATTTTGAATGGCTTACCGCCACTTGAACTTTCCATCTCATGCGCCCGTCTCTACCCGCGCGAACTGCCCAGGCGCGTGCTCGATATAATGATGCCCGTCAGGCGCTTTCCGCGCACCCGGCATCGGGGGCGCTTCCTCGTCCGCAGAAGGCGTCTCAGGCTCAGCAGGAGCCTCGCCAGTAGCCGTTTCCGGCTCAGGCGGCAGTTGGATAGGCGTTCCGCCATCCGCGATGCCAGGAGCCTTCCCTACGTGCAATTCGCCATTCGCAATCATACCCGAAAGCAACTGGCGCAAAACAGGTTCGACTTGCTCCCGGCTGATCCCAGGCCCCGCATTGCCAAGCGCCGTTACACGTTCTGTTTCAGCCTTGTAATCTTCGCGTGATTGCGTTGCCCCTTCCTTCCTAAATCGCAATTCAAGATCATGCTCTTTAATTTCCAATTCGCGCTGCTTGTCAGCCAAGTCCTTTTGCAATTTGGCGTTCAGTCCGGTCAATTGCTCGATATGATCACTCGCTTTATGCATCAAATCCTGCACGCGCGGATCATTAGTTGGGTCTTGCTCGCCTAGCACATTGGGCGGTAAGAACTTCTGTGCCCGTTCAGCCATATTGGCAGCTTCGGGGAAATCGAGCGTCTTAAACAAGAAGTCAGCATACCGCTCCATAAACGTCTTATCGCCAGCCGCTAATTGCGTCAATGCCGCTGCCGCTTCCATGCGCTTGGTTGCATAGGATGGCCCTGTATCAGACTGCACATCGTACATGCCAATATTCGGATTGAAAATAATCTCTTGAACTGTCTTGTTTTTATCCTTGATTGGCCCATTCGGATTATCGACCTTCTGCATAGGTTGCTGCGCGTCAGGATCAATCGTCACGTCCATAATCTCGCCATCGCTGGCGGTAATTCGCATGACACGTTTAACGTCATAAACCTTTGGAATAAGGTCAATCAAAATTTTGCCTTGGAAGCGAATGGCAATGGCTTGATTATCAATAAAATGGTAAGTCGCGCGATCACCTTGACGCTGCCGTGCATTGATTGCAACGCCTGACTTGGCATTCTCCGCTTCGCCAAATTGCGCCTGATATTGGCCGCTGGCCATCATCATTTCATTTTGAGCAGTTTTTCTCCCTTCGGCATAGGCAGGCGACGGCATTGGCGGTTGAGGACGGCTAGGCGGAGGAATAGGATCACCATTTTCGTCCATATGCTCATATGGCAAATAGGTGTGATTTTTGACGTTTGCTGTTTCCCAATATGGAAGATTCTCGCCAATCGCTGCACTTGGGACCAGCCAAGGCACTTTCGTCTGCAATGCACCAAATTCAACATCGGCCGAGGTATTGTAGTTATACATCTGCTGCGCATTGATTAATGCGCGCGTATGGCCCTTGCGGTCTAAAACACCATCAATAACCGTTTCGGTGCCAGGAAGCCGAATAATCGGGATATACTTGCCAAGCCAATCACCTTCCTCAACAACCGAATCGCCTGCAACCTTATACCATTTGATTTTGTCTGTTAATACCTTGCGCTCGCGGTACTGATAATGCTCGCGTGTCGCCTTATTTCGCGACACTTCCTTATAAAGCGTTTTCTCCATATCATTCAAAAGGCTTACGCGCTTTTGAATTTGCATACCATCATCAGTGATAAACGAAATCAGCTTGTCTTTTTGCTGATCCTTGCGATAATACAAACATAGGCGAATATGGTTTTGCGTAATCCACTTGTCTTGACCACTAAATGTCGCGCTTAGCGTTCCGGTGCCCACAACTGATACATACTGTGGGTATGTCTCGGCAAAAACCGATTTTGGCACATCTTCAAAGATCAAACCCCATCTCGCATCGCTGCCATCAACCTCGTTAATATCAGGATCGAGATAAACGCTACGCGGGTCTTTAATGCGCTTGATTTTGATTTCTTGATCAAAGCTATCAATGCTAATTGGCTCTATAACCGTTTGCCAATAGCCGATACCAGCTTCAACCGCCCATGTTACTGCATTATCATACACATTCTCAGCACCCGAAATGTATTCAATATGATAGACAATTTCTTGAAAGATTTGTGCGGCTTCATACGTTGCTTCGTCGCCAACTGGCCGAATGCGCACACCCGGCTTATTCTGCTTGGCGTCATTGATGATCATCAAATTGTGCTGCTGTGTTTTATTTACAGTCAGACACGGACGGCCTTCGCGGTCAGCTAGAATATCTTCGTCCCATTGATACTTGTTATGGCTATCGCCATTGGCAAACTTATAGTCATAATCAAAGCGTGATCGCGCTACACTTTCCCAATCGCTGCCATAGGTTAAATCAGTCTTGGCTTGTTTGACAATGCGTTTCTGCGCTTCGGTTTGCTCCGGTGGAGCAGAAGCGTCATTGACAATTTCAACAACATCTTCGTCAGTAGCCATTAGGCTATCCGCCCATCCAATTATTTCCAGTACGATTAATTGTCAAAACGCGACCACTTGAAATTGGCCTAGGCTGCTTTTTCTTAGTCGCCTGTTCCGGCTTCAAATGCAATGCCATTGTTTGCCATGCATCGGCACCGTGCGAATATTCATTATGCTTTGGATTAAGCGAAAATTTACCATTCTCATCAACATCATACTCATAACGGCACAAACATTGCCAGCCGTCGCCCGTGTTTTCCTCATCGAAATTACACAAATCAAAAATCTGCCGACCCGCACGAATGCCAAGCACCTTTTGCGAAACACGCGGCACAACACGCACTTTGCCAGGGTAAGAGCCTAACATGATACGCTTAACACTGCGACTTGCGAGTGTCTCATTATCGGCATCGTGTGGCAAATAATGAACACCATAATTGTACTTACAACTTTGTAAATACTCGATATAATGAGCTAGTTTTTCGAGTCGATTTTGATAGAACTTGATCAGATTGTATTCAACGCCAACCTGCTGCACAAACCAAATCGAAGTGTAGTCATCGTGGCCCAAATCCCAAAACGTGTTAACTGGTCGCGACGGATCATACTCAACCTTACCGCGACGGCCTTCTAGCAAAACCTTCTTAATCTCTTTCGCGTAAATCGCACCCGTCAATGTCTGCCGAATATTGCCTTCCCACACATGAAGCCATTCGTCTTCGTCAGCTACTTTCATAACCTCCATTTCAATTCGGCTATCATTTGGCAAGAACGGATTGTCATTCCAATTTAGCTTCATTACGTGCGAATAGCGTTCTTGCTCACCTTTATCATTGGTGATAAACTCAGGACACCACTTATCGCGCTTTTTCACAAACCGCTCGTAAACTTCATCCGTATCC